CCTAATAATACCTATGAATTTGTTAGACCCACAACGGCCCCTAGTGCCACTAGTTAATGCACGTGGCAATCCCATTAGATGTAACTATGAAGGAATGTATCCCCAAGGATACTACAATGTCGATTACGTAATTGGCCCCGAAGCTCGCGCTGCTTTTAGAAACGATTATCAATACCTTGGAGACAATTTACGTTTCACAGCGAGCCGTCCTGCACACGGTCATCCAAAAGGTGCTAGCGATAGAACTGAAGCTGATTTAGCCGCAAAACTTGGAGAAATGCGCGGACTTAAAGTTTTAGATATTGCTGGCTCAGTATGGAGAAATATCAGAACCCAAGATGTTAACGCACAGGGGATCTTAATCAATAGATCTTTGAGCGAACGTGTTTGGACTACTTTTGCTGAACTTGACGGTAGAGACACCCATAGGAAAAAGAACTTGAACATCCGAATTAAACAGGCGCAAGATCGCGAGTATCTCGAAACATGCAGAGCTCAGCGTACTTGCATTTGTTATGGTGATGGAAAAGTTCGTACAGGCCCTAATGCCAACTGTCCCTGCCGAGCAGCCGATTACGAAGCAATTAATTGCACTGATGCTGTTTATTATCCAGGAGTGTTTGAAGAAATATTTTACATGATGAGACACACTGGAGCTTTTGCTATAGTTTCTTTTGTAGATTATCACAAAGCTTACCTTTTGGGTAAGAAAGAGGGAAAATGCTGTGATGATGAATCACGGTTCAAATTTACCTCTAAAGGAATTTGGCATGAAGTTAATGGCAATATAGCGCCCTACGTACACGACATTGTTAACACATCAGGTAGAGATGAGTTCTGCTACAAACATAAAGGTGATACCTTCATATTTGAGAAGGTGAAAAGGACGACAAATGGAGATTTGACTTATGTAAGTTACAAGATTACAGTCGTACCTAACGAAATACCTCAAGCTCACTACATTGATAAGTTGCTCATAAACCCCCAATATATGGAAGAAAGTAATGTAACCATAGAAATTGGGCAAGTCATCGCCGAAGGAATTCGTGATTTTCAATATTACGCAAATAAAGCTGTAGTCCAACCAGTCAGACAAATGTCTGCAGCCTTGTGTGATACCATACAGTCGACGATGGAAATGTTCCGCATGACTACCATCTCGGATAAGGAAAC